AAGCACGCTGAAGTAATAAAATAGTATTTTTTCTTCCAATATTTACAAGACAATCAAAAATCTTTTTTTTAAATTTTTTATATAAACAAATATTGGTAGTACCTTCAAAACAATCAAATATATCCTGATTCGGCTCCCAATAGTCACTTCTATAAATTTCTATCGCCTGTTCGCGTGTTAGATTTTTAATATCAACATCAGGATGATCACGAGAACTTATACCGTACTTCGATGCACCCCCCCTGTCATCGGGATCATCAACATATTCCGATCCCTCCCATTTTAGAACGTATTCGACTGCATCCTCAAATTCAAATTTCATAGATTCCATCCTCCATTCATAAAATCATACATCTAACACAATTATTTAAAAATAACAAAAAAAATGGTAATATAATTAAATAATAATTTAAATAATAAAAAGGTAATTCATGGAAGAATTAGCTAAAAAATATGCAGAACGTCTTGATGAAATCAAAAAGTCTGTAGACGACGCGCGTCAATACTTTTGTCAAAACGTCGAACGATACAACAAGTTCATGCGTTTTGTCTTTAAAAGCTCCATCACTGATGATGAGGCCGCGACGTTAGCAGATAACGGACGCCCCTCAATTGAATTTAACATCCTTGAATCAATCATATCAAGGTTGCGTGGGGAATTTGCCAAACAAGAGCCTGCCCTAACAGTTCGCGCCGCAGACGGCCTTCCAGTCAACATGTTGGATCGGAATTTCAGCGAAACACTCGATGTCATCGAAGCCCATTTGCGGTGTGTCTTCTCGGAAGGCTCAAACGACATGCTTGACTACAATATTTATTCCGATCTGTTGGCTGGCGGATTCAGCGTCATGCGTGTTTTTACTGACTATGTGAACAGCATGTCAATGGAACAGAATATATATGTGGAGCGTTGTTTTGATCCAACCTTGACGATATTTGACCCCTTGGCACGTAAAAGCCACAAAGGTGACGGTAAATTCTGTGCCGAACTATATCCAATGTCAAAAGACAAGTTCGAGGAAGAATTTGGAGCAGAAGCCGCGAGGGAAATGAAATTCACTCGAAGCCTCTCTGGATTCGATTGGAGCTACCAAAATGACAATGAAAAAATTGTCCTTGTTTGCGATTACTACGAAAAGAAAAAGAAGCGCGAGAAAATCTGCAAACTCTCGACAGGCCAAGTCATTGTCAAAAAACACTATGAGAAATTTGTCGAAGAATGGAAACAAACAAATTTCATTGAACAGGTTCCTGTCATTGTTTCTGAACGCATAACCAACCTTCAAACAATTTGCCGATATAGAGTATGTGAAAACAGGGTTCTTGATTACATCGAGACTGATTATAACCATCTCCCGCTTGTGTTTGTTGATGGTAACAGCGTCTTTCTAAAGGACGGTGGTTCGTACACTCAAATGACGAGGCCGTACGTGTATCATGGGGAGGGATTGCAACGTCTGAAAAATGTGGCGGGACAATCTCTTGCCAACGAAATTGAAAATACAATTCAACACAAGTTCATTGTTCCGATTGAAGCCATTCCTGAGGATTACCAAGAGGCATACCAGAATGTTCAGAAGGCTGATACACTTGTATTTAATCAATTTCTAAATAATGACCCAAATGTCCAGTTGCAAGCACCAAGAGAAGTACAACGCGCACCAATACCTGGCGAAATTCCAAACACTTTTTCGTCAACTGATCAGCAAATGCAAACTATTCTTGGAAACTATGATGCCGCAGCAGGATTAAATAGGGCGGATATGTCGGGCGTTTCTTTTGCACGATCTGCAATTCAAAGTAACAATGCAAGCATGCCATACGTGATCGGTTATATAAAAGGTCTGAATAGGGTTGCAGAAATTATTGTTGATTTAATTCCAAAATACTACCGCACACCTAGATCACTTCCAATTTTACTTCCTGACGGAAAACGCAGTTATTACGAGATCAATAAAAAGGGATCATTATACATGAACTACGATCCCAATCACTTGCAAGTTAAGGTCGAGGCTGGTGTGAACTTCTCGATGCAAAAGGAGATATCATTGCAAACGGTGATAGCCATGAGCCAAGCAAACCAAGGATTTGGCCAGTTCTTTAATGAAGAAGGCTTGCCTGTTATACTTGATAATCTTGATATTCGTGGCATTGATCAGCTCAAAGAGAAAGCAAATTTTTGGATGGAACGTCAAAAGGCTCAACAACAACAAGCAATGCAGGCACAACAACAACAATTGCAACAACAAGCACAAGAGCAGGCTATGAGTATGGCCGCACTGCAAAAACAAATTCAAAGCCCGACAGAAGGCGAGGTTGGCGCAATGCTTGTACAAGCCAAGGCAAAGAATGATGCTGCAAACGTGTCAATTAAAGCTATGGAGGCGGAAACAAAGCGCATTGATACCCTAGCCAACATTCAAAATGTAGGCATTGAACAGGAATTAAAGGCTGCAAAAATAGTCAGTGAAAACGAGCGCAGCGCTGTTGACTCCGCCGTTAAGATTGGCGAACATATAAACAAGAAATTAGAGAACATAACGAAATGACCCCACTCCAAAATTATCAATTTAATTGTTCCATGTTTTACTTTTTGGCTGATCCGTTTTATAACAATCTCGAATATTATATAAGGAAATATGATGAAAGAATCAAAGAAAGCGAAATCTAAGATTAAAAAGGTTTTAAAAGAATTTTCAGAGGGTGAACTTCATTCTGGCTCGAAAACAGGTAAACTGATTACAAAACCGAAACAAGCTTTGGCAGTCGCAATGAGTGAGGCTAGAGCAAAAGGTTACAAAGTAGGAAAACCACGCAAAAGAAAAATGTAAACTCATGAAAATTTTGATTGCGTGTGAGTTTTCAGGTAGAATACGTTCAGCCTTTCGTAAAAAAGGCCATGAGGCGTGGTCGTGCGATATTATCCCTTCAGATGATAATAGCCATTATCATATCATGGATGATGTACTGAAACACTTGGATTGTGGCTGGGAATTAATGATCGCACACCCCCCGTGTACATATCTTTCAAATTGCGCAAATGGTGTTTTATTTCCAAAAGGTGTTTTGAATCAAGAACGATACAAATTAGGTTTAAAAGCAAAAGAATTTTTTCTAACACTTTTGAACGCAAATATTCCTAAAATTTGTATAGAAAATCCTGTTCAAGCAAGAATATTTGATATGCCAAAATATACACAAATTATTCAACCATACTATTTTGGAGAGCCATTTCAAAAGAAAACTTTATTGTGGTTAAAAAATCTTCCTAATTTAAAACCAACCAATATAGTTGATAATCCAATACCTACTTCAAAAGCAGATTGGTTTAACAAATATGGAAAAGACAGAGCAAAAAAAAGATCAATCACATTTCAAGGAATTGCAGATGCCATAGCAGATCAATGGTCATGATCATATTGCACCAATAAAAATTATGTACTATACAATCTGAAAATTAATTTATAAATTTGGACGGACTGGGCAATAGTGTGAAATAGTTTAAACTATTGCCGTGTACGTACACTGAAACAGTCCGCAATAAAACTATCTCCATTTAATCAAAGGATGTCAATGGAAACTGTAACCGTGAAGTTTATATGCAATCATACTCAAACTTCTTTCTTAAACAGAAATGCGCGAAACAAAAGGTTGTCTAAGTCACTCTGTAATCAATGCGAATGGCGTGAAATGGAATCATTTGAGAAAAAAAACAAGTTGCCTGAACTCATTGGTACTGAACATCACATCATCAAACGCGCTCGAAGAATCCGATTTGTCAAACTCACTGGACAAAATGCCGATGATTGGAATAAGTATGATAATTGTGCGAGTACATGGATCGATAATCGAAATAAATGGAGAAAAATGTAATGGAGAATACGACGAAGCGAATCATTTCAAGCAATGAATTTAACTATGTTTGCAAACAATGTCATAATGATCACGTTGTAACATCACTAGATATCACACAAAATATCATTGATAGGTTCAATAAAAAAAAATGTGAATATATTTGCATAGAAGGAAAACAAGAGGTCATAAGTATCAAAATTTTTTGCCAAGTCATTACTCTTTGTGATAAATGCGATGAAGTTAATAAAGAAATGGTGGAATTAAAATAACAATGATTGAATCTGAGATTATGGAAATATTAAATTTTTGTAATAAACACGGAATCACGTTTAATTTTTGGCCTGAAAATAATATTTATTTCTGTGATTCATTTAATCCAAACGAGATCATACTTAGACTAGAACAAGTTAATGATTTGAATATTTGTACACTTAAAAACGAGTACTTCAAGTATCTCCATCGTCTGAACGAACAGGAAACAACATTTCCTTTAAATCTTCCTTTGCATAACCAAGTCTATGCATAGACTCTGGATCAACGGTTATGGTTCTTTTCCATTTCACATACCATTCACCAATTATAAAACAAATGTGATCGATTTGCTCATTAGAAAAGACAATTGTTTGTTTGCTCATGCCCTATATTCCGTTCTATTTGTTCAATGTTTGAACAAGTTTCATTTAAAGCATATGTTAAACGGCTTTTAAATTCATCCAATGATTCAAGATGAGATGTGAACCTAGATTTTAATATCTTGAGTTCTTCCAAGTTTTCTTTCATATCAATAATTTCTCGCGTCATTTACACACCCTTTCAGTTTTTTTCCAAAATTTATACTGTAGACATTCTTGGGGAAGTTTTGTTTTTCTCTGTACAAAGCGTCAAGTGTTGATGTTGTTGCACCGCGCCTTGAATTAAAATCAAAGCGAAGCCTTTCAACAAATGTTAACTCGCTTAATAATTCAAAACGCTTGTTGTCATACACTTCTTGATACAAAAAGAATTGATAAACATCCATCGTATGACTGAATAGTTCAAAAATTCTGTATGGTCTCTCATCAAGTGGAATGTCTCTATCAACACCACAAATGGCGTCAAGGGATATTTCTGCCATCTCTTTTTGTATTGTTTCTCTTAATGTTTCAGACATAAAATGTAACCTACCAATAATATTAATAAACCAATATCAATTTATTGACAGAGTTTTTTTAGATTTGCAAGAGAGATTTTTACCTACCTGATAGCCAACCTCTACCAAGATTGAACCATGAATATCCCAAATATTGTTGGCGGTTAAGAGTAGATGTTTTTTGTAATTTAAGATCAAGAGGACGGGATTTTTTATCGATCCAGTTTTCGTATTCTTTGAGCTGTTTTGTAACATTTGCAGGAACAACATAGTTGTATTCTGAGCATATTCTGTCTGCTAAAGCAAATTTTAAGTATGAAACATAGAACTGATCCAATCCATCGGGATTGAATACGAAATAATCGGGAAACTGAATTGAAGAAATGTTTGAAAATGAAAGATATTCAAATACATTGAATACAATAGGGCTTATACCAATTTGAATGACAGTTGATGTTTGTACAAAAGTTTTGTTGTTGTTTACAACCCCATTATCAATTTTGAATAGATCACCAATCCCAATTTTTAATGGTGTATTGTAAAAATCTGATCTTTTCATGATCCATGGAGTTGCAATACTTCCAATATTTATTGCAGTATAAACACCGTTGGCAATCGGATTTGTTTGATTTTTAACAAGTACATAACTATCTAAAGCAACAGGATCACTATCAATAACAAGAACACCATTCACATTTGATGTCAATTCTGCAATTTGACCACTACTCTCAATATTGTTGTATGTTGCATTTAAATTTGTAGTTGTTGCATGCTGTAATAATTTGATGAATCTAGTTCCATTTGTACCATAACCACTGACTTGAATATAAATTGGAATCGGTGGATCAGTCACACTATAAAGGACAATGCTATTTACATCAATTCTAGCGCGTATTCCATTAACAAAATTACTATCCAATTTATTTATAAATGCACCTATAGATGTATAAGTGCCTTGCATATCTATGCCATTAATTATTAATTGATTTGGATCAAGAACTCCAAAATATATTCCATTAAACGCTGTATCAGGATCAGCACCAAAAAATGTTGGAACACCTAAATTCACAAGAGTTTGATTGTTTGTTAAATCTTGCCCTAGCCTCAAGGGATTAGGTCTAAATACTCCGTGAATCTCGAATGGATATGTCTGATCTGGATTAAAATAAATAAATAGATTTCCACCGTTTGTTTGTCGTTCGAAGTACCAGTCAAAAGGTAGACTATTTATATTCTGAACCCTTGGCGATCCGAAATACGCATTACGTTTTGTATAAGTCAGAGCATATCGCACGGTATCTTTGTAAAAAACAATGGTATCAATACTGATTAGATTAGGGATGAAATATTTTTCTTGACCAATATTTGCAGTAAAAGTATAAGTGGTCTCATACGGAACCATGCTTTGATTCACATCTTTATCAGATATGATATCGTTTACCCACTGCAAAGCATCCGAAAATTGACCACCACTTACGGTTTCAAACTCTTTACTAACAACACCAGAAGCATAATATGCATCAGATATAAGCTGATTAGTTGTGTAAGCCATCCATGACCACCTCTATTCATTTTATTATTTTACAGAATATCCTCGAATCCACTTACAAATATTTCAGCATTTCCACCAGCAGCAAACGCAGAAATTGTTGGTACTGGTGCAATTGGATTTGAAAAATCCAATCTTTCGGGAACAGTCATCATTTCTCTTTTTAGAGCAACTGGAAATACTTGGTAAACGATTAGATTAGTAGTCACACTCCCATATGCAGAAACAGCAAGATTTCCAGGGGCACTCATGGATGCTGAGAGTAAAACCTGTGTATTAATAGGAGGCATAGTTGGACTATTCAGATCAGTTCCAATACCAATAAAGATAGGAATATCTGTAGGGCCGCCAGTAAATCCAGTAGCAACGTGAACACTATTTTCCCAATAATACATTCTTTCTTGGCCTACTCCATATTGAAACCAAGGTTCTAAGAATGCTGTTGCTGTGGTTCTTACCCAACCAACCCTTCTGAACATATCGTATCCAACTGGTAATATTGGAACTTCTTGAACGACTCCATCAACTACGATTGTTCCAAAAGGATATCGCAATGATAGCAATCCTGCCGTTGGTTTATATTTTGTTGAATCGCCTATTACATATACTGCATAAAGTTTCAAAGCTTCAAGAGGAGCAAGATCAACTCCGTTTGCGCCTACTTGTAAGCCATTAATTATTGCACCAAGTTTTAAATCATCAAAAAAAATTGGATGACCATCAACGTCCAATTGTTGATCCATGACGATATCATTTTGATTTGACGAATCACGACATGCACCCGCTCCCATAACGAAAACTTTTCCTGTGACAAAAGGAGAAGGAGGAGTTGCTACATATACTAAATTTAAACCATTTACATACTCAAGGCCTGCATTGACTATTGGTATTTGTGCTGACATTATATAAAGTCCTTAAAAAATAAATTAAAAAATTGCCAATATTTATTATACTGGCAAAGCGATCATTGTAGAATATTCGTCAACAAGTGTTTTGCCCCATATAGCATCAGTCACCATACCACGTTGATTTTGACCGAATAACGAACCCATATATGTCCGAAGGGATGCGCCTGAATCTTGATCAGTCACAACGCTTGTCGGATAGGGTATTTCCTCTGGAAGGCGTGGAAGGGCCAGCATTAGAGGTCCGCCAGATGTGATCAATCCACATCTATGATCTGGCAACACAACTACTTTCATGTTTGCTACGATTTGATCTGTAATACCAAGAGCTTCGTCGTTTGGAATACCAGCAAGTAATGGACGAGTTAGACTAACAGTAACTTGTCCACCAGCATTTGATGCCGCATCAGCAGCCGCTGCAAATTGGACAGGGTGTTCGGACGGACTTCCACCGATAAATGTTAAGAACCTAATGTTACGGACAAAACCATCTAAAAACATGAACTTGTCATATTTCTTGATTGCGTTCGGATCACTTGCAGGCGCACCACTAAATGTGATTGCAATAACTTCACCAGCCGCATTGAGTGTTGTTGATACAACTGTTAATTGTGCAGGGGGAGTATTTCCAACAGTACCAGCGCGATGTACTTTAAGAAGATTTGAACGATACCATTCACATTCACCAAATTCACCGATCTCCCAGCTCATTGCCTCACGATCATTGCGACGCGGAGCAAATTGGCTTAACCCACTATTGATGATTGCGGGATAAGTCATGTTGGACAAATAACCCTTTTTATTGGTTTTTGCCGCGCCAAATTCGTCATGACGAGCCAAAGCGGTTGCTAATTGTAAATAAGTCGAAATTGGCGTAATGCCATCTCCAAAAAATTTGAAGGTCTGTGATTCTGCAACAGACGCAACATCTTGTTCAATCTTGGAACCAAGTTGAGAAACAGCAGATCGCCCAAACTTATCCATGTAATCACGCACATTGAAAATAAATTGCTGTGCAGTGAATGAGTATGCAACTGATCCTGGTTGATCGACTGTCAGTGTCCTAAAACGCTGATTGGCCGCTTGAAAAGAAACAACTAAAGAGTTAGTTGAATTCATTCTAGGCGGTAGATCAAAAAGTACTGAATCGCCCAATTGTTTCGGGATATCATCGTTGAACTTTTCAAATTTCTTGTTAGCTGTACTTAGAAAACAGTACATGTTTAAAAGCATTGCAAGGTTAGACTCATTATAGGTCTGTACCTGTTGCAAATATTGATTTGGGACTGCCATTTAAAAATTCCTTTTTTTAAATTTATTTTACACTCGCATCCACGGTTGACTCCGTAGATCGCTGATTGTCATTTTTCCGTTTGTTCCTGAAATTCTCGAGGGATTCAGACGGTCAAGAGGTTGAGCAACAGATTGATTTTGAGCCTGTGCAAGAGCTTCTTTGTTGTCTTTGATTGACTTGGATAGTTTTAATAGTTCGGCTTGTGCAAAACGTGGACTACGTTGTGATAAATTGTCCAAAACAACGAGTTTTTCGGGATTCTTGGAGAGCTCATACAAAACATCACCAGCATCGGGCATTCCTGACAAAAGAAATGTCAGTTGTGGAAATGCCGTAGGGTCAAAATTCTGTGTGACTTCTTTAAAATCACCGTATCCTGCTTCTGCCTTTGCGACGTTTGATAAATAATTTGTCGCAACCTGTTCCATTTGTTGACGCTGATTGCGTTCCTCGAACTCGCTTTTCAACTGTTCAAGAACTTGTTGTTTAATCGCGTCGCTATCTACTTCACGTGAAACAGATGAATTTCTCTGTTCCTGTGCTTGTCTCAAAGCCGATAATTCAGCCTGATATCTTTCTTCGGTCTCTCGACGAGCCCTTTCCGCGGCGTTTTGTTTTTCACGCGCCACAATTTTATTGACTTGATCCTGTGACAGACCACCGCCACCAATTTGTTCGGGCATTTGCGCGACGTTAGGTGCTAATTCTGCTTGTTGTTGAACTTCCTGTTCCATTTGTCCTATTCCCTTTTGATTTTTTACCGTCTTCCTTGACGTGTAACCTCATTATTAACGATGAGTATCGCCCCATTATTTACCGCAAATGAAAAGCGTTTAAACTCGGATTAACCGCCGAATCGGCTTTATTATTGTTTACAATTATTTTAATTTATAAATATTTTAAATGCAAGAAAACTGTCAATTTAATATAAATATATATAAAAATGTTTTTTAGATTGTTTGATTTTGAATTTTTTATTGTTTAAAATTTGTCAAAATAAAGGATTGACAAATTGAAAAAAAATTATTGGACGAAACAATTTAGAGATTTGCGATATGGTTGGAGTAAATATTGTCCATTCAGAAAGGCTTGTTTTAAAGAGGCATCAAGAAAAATAGGGAATGGTTTGACAAAATGGGAATGTAATACATGCAAAAATTTATTTGCTTTAAGTGAAGTACAGTGCGATCACATAAAACCTATCCTAAATAATTGTCCACAAAATGAGGGAGAATTTTATGATTCGTCAAGAAAACTTCACTCACCTGAATTACAAATTCTATGTAAATCTTGCCACAAAGATAAAACTAGACGTGATTTAAATAATCACAAGTATCATACGTCAGTTCAAAATATTTCATATTATCTTAATCTTTCCGATCTATTCATTATCAACAATATTGAGGAAAAAATCATTCACAAATTCAGTAGTCTCATTACAAAAATATCCGAACTAGAATCACAAGAAAAAGATTTTACTAAATACATGACACAACTAGACATTTTAAGGAAAAAATACCTATGAGAAATTGGCCTAAAGAAATTGTTGATCTTTTTTACAGAACTTGCCGTCTTGAAAAATTTGTTGAACTATTATTAAATGCAAGCCCTGAACAAGTGAAATTTTTGTTTCAAGCAAAAATTGAAGAAATCAATTCAAAAAGTCTTGATGAAACAAAAAATAAATTCTCTGATCCTGTTGTGAAAAAAATAGAACAAGAAGAAAAAAAGAATGACTAAATACAAAAGCGATCCACCTTCACATTACCCAGACTTTGGACAACTATGTACTCCACCCGTGCCAGTACATGAGGGGCATTGGCTTGCGAGTGTTCTTGATGCTGCACATGTGATCATGGAAGATAAGGACGCCACTCCAAAAATAAAAAAGAACGCAAAGGATATCATACATTGGACTAGAAAGGCTTGGGATTGTGTGGATGAGTGACTTAATAAGTAACGAGCATCTAAAAAAAGAAATCGATGAAGTAAAAAGTTTAATTGAAAAAAACACTGCAAAATTTGAATATAACGGCGAATTTTTAATTTACATATGCTCTCTATACTTATATTTAAAAGAGATACTTCACGAATTTAAAAAAGTTGATCCTAAACTTTCAGAACCAATTGATGAGGTTTTGAATCGAGAGTCAGAAGATGTATGATTAAACTTCTCCGAAAACTTCTAGGGTTTTGTGAGCATAATTTTTTTGAGACACATAGAATTAAACTGTTCCATATAAAAAACCCAGAAATAAAAGAAGGGTTCGGATATGAAATCGTCTTTACTTGTGAAAAATGTGGAAAAAATAAAAGTACTATTTTAATCAATGCTAATTACGATATTAAAAATAATGATTAAACTCATTCGCAAACTTCTCGGGCTTTGCGTGCATAAATGGATTATTATTGGGAAACACAACGTATTCGCAAAATCTACTGACATCATGCCCACGTATGCTGATATTTTTTTCCAATGCGAAAAATGTGGAGATTTAAAGAGAAAGAGATTTTGAATGACTATTGAACAAGTACAAAATGATCCACTATGTAAAAATTACTTCACTTTGACAGACAATAGTCAAACAAAAGTAACTAAAATGAAGGATAAAGCAAAAGAACTTTATGATTTAATTAAAGAAATTAAGCCATGCAGAGAAACATCTCTTGCTCTTACAAAGCTCGAAGAATGTTCTATGTGGGCGACAAAAGGAATTGTACAATTAGAGAAATCTGAAAGAACAGATATAGAACTAAGAGAAAAATATTAAGTCGGAGCCATAAAGTAAACTTGCCCAGTGATATCATCCCTTACAACATAGCTAAATCCTGCTGATGGCCTACGCGCTGGTACAGCGACATCCCCCACGTGTGATGCAGCACCCACGAAAACGCCCCCGCCTGTTGCGGTATCACCTAAGTGAAGTTCGCCTGCAACAGCTTCTGCTAGTACAGAGACGTCTAATCCCTTTATATCTGTTAATACACAAGTTAGATCATTACCTAGACTTAATGCTGTCGTTGTTGCACCTAAAGTGAGTGTTGTGGAACTGTCCACACTTGTAGATACAGCAGACAGCATGTTTATAAAGTTACTTGTCTGTACATCAAAAGTAGTGTTCGAGAACGCCCAGTTCGTACCGTTGTTTGTCCAGTCGCCTGTCGTTGTTACAACGGATTGACCTTCTGTTATTCCAGCCGTTCCGTATGACACTGTGCCTGTACCAGAATTGTAATACATGGCTTCTGTTGTGACTGTATTTGCGATACCGAAGGCTTGTAAATCACCTCCAGCAACGTAAAATGCGATATTACCAGCTACTGTGTTAAGTGTAATCGGGCCAGCAACAAGCGCATTAAGTGTAATACCAGTAGAAGTTGTTTGGATGCTTACAGATTGACCAGATAAGCCAACATTTCCAACGGCAGAGCTAACAAGTACATTGTCAGTCTCGGAATCAAGGTTTACATATCCAGCACTGTTTACAGTTAAAAATCCTTTGGTTGGAATGCCAGCAAATAAATTAGCAGCTGCATTAATTGTCACATCGGCGATATCCGATTCAATGAACACATTGCCAGTTAATGAGTTTATTGTTGTATCAAGTATACTCTCAATCTCTACAGAGTGACCGCCTAAGAATAGTGTCGATCCAACACTCGATGCAAGAATCTCGACGTTACTGTCAATACTAGAAAAAGTTATATCGCCAGTTGCTTCGACATCAAATTCCGAAACGAATATCCAATTTCCGCTGATCGTTTGATCAGAACTCGGATCGAATGGAGGAGGAGGAGTAGGTAACGCATCTACCGTGATTATACCAGCAACACCAACATACAATATTTGACCTGTTTGACCACCGTTTAAGTGTGGTAAGCTAAAAGATGTGCTATCGACTCTAGTAGTATTCGCAGCTTTCCCGATAACAACGCTTGTCGCACTTGACGTACCAAGATTTAAAACTGCTGGATCAATGTCAATTGACCCCCAACCAAAAAAATCAAGATCAGCAGACGGTGTGCCATAAATATGGGAATGGGCTACCCCCCCAGGCGTTGCACCAAGTACGAATCCTTCATCGGAAACTACACGAAATTCACGGAAATTGCTGACTACAAGGTCAAATATGCTATCTCCGCCAAAATTTACATCCGCACCACTATTGGTGAAATTCATCCCACCGCCAGTGATAATATCCATGAAAGAACCAGATGTAATATTAACTGTACTACCACTTAATACCATTGACCCTGATGGAGTTAAAGAAACGCTATTTAAAGCTGAACTATTTATCTGACCACTAAAAATCGTGTTTCCTTTTAAATTTGACTGAATATTGACTGTGAGATAATCAAATTCGGCCATACTTGATGATGTGATACTTATGAGTGTCCATTGCCCAGCTACATATTTAATATCATAATCGTTGACATCAACTGTACCGTCTAATTCAATAGTTGACACTATAGCTAAATCTGTTTCTGAAATAGAAAATCCCTGAGACTTTAAAGTGTTTAAATATCCTGGTTCTATCACTTCTGCCTTTGTATTATTTGTTTTTAGATAAATATGCTTAGGTTCTTGACCTGACGTGCCAATAGGGCTAATTTGTACGCTTAATATTGCCATTATTATTTTCTTCCATGAAAATTTTGTGACGTTTGACTTATTTTATTTTATATTAACATTTTTTTTTGAATTTTAAAAATATATTGACAATTTTAAATCAAAGCAAAGAATAAAGTACGACGCTAACGGCTTGTGGATTTACATTTGTTGAAAAAAAGTTAATCTGATCTCCAGCTACAACTTCCCTACATGTTACAAATAAACTCAAGCACTCGGAAGATGTGCTTGCAAAAGAATTTCCTGATGGTGGTGTTGCCGTTGCATTAAGTGCAACCCACACAAATCCATCGAAAGGAAATGCTTTTATGACCATTTTATATCGTTTGGAATCATCGGGAATTGTTAAAATTGTATTTGTTGACGGATCAAGATCAACACTAAATTTTATATCTGAGAATCTGTGACCAAAGTCGTCTACTGTCTGTTGTGCTAAATATGGAGATACCATTTTTTTTCCTTTTTTAATTAATGATTCCAATTCTTGCGTCGCACGTATAATGAAATTGTATAAATCCATCTAAACCTTGATCTGGTGCGACAATAGTCTGTAATTGATTCATACTATTTCTAATTGCCCATGTACCTTTTTTGCTTGTCGTAAATGTCCAAAATGATGTTGGTCTATGTGCATCACTTGGAATTGTAGGTGGTACAATTGGAGTACCATCATTTGAAATGGCATTGAATACTGTATTAATAGCACCATTTACAGGATCATATAGATTCAGATTTGGAATTACTCTTTTTTCTGAGTTATAATGTAGATCGAAAGTAGATGGAACAAGAACGCGATTTACTGTTGATGTATTAGCATCCCTTGGAAAAATAGTTTGCGTTCTGACGAAAGAATTTTCTGTTGTTACTGTTCCTGGTAAAACGTCTTTTAAATAGCTTTTTTCATAATAATACTCACACTCCCTCAAAACTTCATCCTGTGTCTGAGGTGCAGGACGTGTTGGGATATCACCGCTATTTAATGAGATTGAGTTTATTACAATATTACATGGAGTTGCAGGAGTGACGAAAGTGACGACGATTGCGAACTTTCTCATATCAGTTGCTTGTGCTTCACTTAAATTCCAACCAATAAATTTATGATCTGCATGTGTCTGATTTTGCAGTTCGATTATAGTGTTATCATCTAAACTTGCCTTTGCAGTAGGTAAATTTGATCTAGGTATTTCTGTAAAAGTTGCATCATTAATAGATGAATATGTACCATCATTATTTAACGTGATGATTGAATTTGGTAATATAGGAAAATCAAAGTTTGTTTTACCTGCAAAAAGATACACTCTCATCGTGACTTCATCTTGTCCTTCACCTTTATAAGCAAAAACATTTACAGATAAATTTGAACCTACAAGTTCTTTCGCTTTTTCTGCACTTAAATATTGCATTATGTAAAATGAGTTAGTGCCAAAAGAATCAAATTGTATGCCGTTCAACAGATTGTTGATTGTTTTATTTATAACAGGGGCCTGTGTTTTGACTGCAATAGTTTGATCACATACATATTGTGGATTTGTTGTTAAAGGAACAATTTGACCAAATTGATTCGGATTTAACGTAAAATCCCAACCAACCAAATGACTTGGAACTCTCTGTTCAGATAATCTCGGAATGAAATAATTTCCTTGGTAATCAACATTTCTGTTTGTGGAATCAAATGCAGGAATGATTGTTTCTGGTGAAACTGTTGATGGAAAAACATTTATAGAAGAAATTTTAAAAGAACTATTCAGGGGAAAGTTTAGAACAATATCTACATATCCATTTGTATCTGGATCGGTTGAAAATGGTATTTGCTGTGAAACAGCTTTAAATAAATCGTAATTTGTATTGACTGGATTTGCATTCACAATTTGTTTTGTAACTGATCCAACGTAATTCATGGTAATTTGAACTGGAGCAATATTTAAATTACGAGCTACAAAAGAACCAATCAAAAATAATGGGTATGAATTTGTGCTTGTCCAAAGACCTGAATTTTTAGAAAATCGTTGTCTCAAACTACATGAAGTAATGCCAGACCCTATTGTAAATAATAAATCTGACGGTGGACTTGTCGGAACATTATCGGAACCTGCAACAGATTCAGAAGTGATCTGAATATCACCAGTACCACTCACGATCAATGTCCAGTCTGGTGCGATAGAAATCTCTTTATTTACAGCAGCATTAAAAGAAAAAATATTTATTCCTGTATTCAGGAATGTTTGTGAAAATGTTGGATTTGATATCTGATTTGTTATGGTATTTAATGAATTAACTGGCTCTGGCGAAGATGTCGAAGTAGGATTAGGCCAAGCTTCACGTGTAAATTGTTCGTTTCCATTTTGGTCAAAAACTCGAACAAAATAAAGTTCACGTTCAGTCTGTGTGTCATTAAGAGGGAGATAATAAATAACAATATTATCTCCATTGTTGTTTTGCGGTGTACCGATTGCGCTAAGTGTGACGACACTACCTATATCTATATAGGGATCAGCAGACAAACTTGAAAATTGATAGACATTTTTTGGCACATTTCTTGCCGTGTCTTTGAAAAATTCAAGGCGACCATTTGCCAAAGGTAGAGCTGTATCTTTGCTTCTAAACAAACTCTCCAAGTCGCTTGTTGTTACAAATCTTGTATCAATAGCCATATATTATTTTATTCCTGTAAATTAAATTAATATTACTACAAATTTAAAGTTTTCACAATTTATGGTAAAATAAATGAATTAATTAATAGAAAATAAAACATTTATGGCGATTGAAAACGGTAATGAAGTAGAAATTCAGGTTGTAGGTAGTTCAAAGTTCGGACGTTATCCAAAGATTAGCGCAGAAAAAACTCTGAACATGTTTTCTTCTGATGGATGGCTTATCAATTATTCTGGATACAAAAATGTGCTTGATATTCTGACAAGTGGTGTAGGACGAGGGATTTTTAACTCTGTTCGAGGTAATTTTCTTTTAGTCGTCATATCTTCAAATGTTTTCAAAATTAATCCTGATTTTTCTTTTGACACTATTCCAGTAGCACTTGAACCTGGAAGTGGCGATGTGTTTATGGACGAAAATTTAAGCCAACAAATTTGTATTGTTGATGGAAAAAAAGCTTACATTTATAGCTATGTAACAGGATTGTTGACTCCACAAACATTAACAGTTGGTTCCTATGATGTTATTCCAAACTATGTCAGTTATCACAATACATTCTTTTTAATCAGTTCAACAAAAAACAGCCAGTTTCCACAAACTTGGTATGCGTTTCAATTTAAAAATGACAACGAGATCGAATTTGTAACAGGTTCACAATTCACATTGCAAACTAAACCTGACTTTGCACTTGCTGTACATCGCTTGCCTGGTAAGGGCAACAATGTGTTGGTTCTTGGCAACACGGTTGGCGAGGTGTGGCAACACGTTGGAGAGGCCGCAAACTACAGGCGTGTGTCAAGTTTCAATATTGATAGCGGTGTCGTAAATGTCTCAACAATTGCGGCGAGTGAACAGTATCTTTGTTATTTGGCTCAAAATGAAAACAACGCACCTTTTATCATGATGACAGACGGATCAAGCATCAATCGTATCAGTAGTGATGGGATTGATAATGTCCTAAGTAGAATCAATTTCCCTGAGAAATCGACCGCATTCTTTTATCGACAAGACGGACACTTGTTTTATCAACTGACTTTCTACGATCCAACAGACAATTTAACCCTTGTGTACGATTTTAATACACAATCATTCTTCCATGCGACAGACGAGAATCTGAACTACCATCCTGCCACCCACGTCGTGTTCTTTCATGAAAAAACATACTTCATATCATTAAATCATGGCTCAATATTTTTAATGGATACCGATCTGGTGAGCGCAGACTATAAAACATTGGTAGGTGATTATGGATTTGAAATTCCACGTATTAGAATTTGTAACACTGTTCGACAGAAAAATTCAGAGCCTTTTAGGCTTGGCGAGTTTGGTTTTTACATCGAACAGGGTATGCCTACCACGCAAACTTTAACACCTCGTGTTGATATGTCTTTTTCCAAGGATGGCAACCAGAGTTTTTCAAGTGTCGTAAGCAAGGAATTGAATCCGATAGGTAAATTCAGAAACCGTCTACGTTGGCAAAGAATGGGTGGTAATTGTAACGAATTTACGATCCAGTTGCGATTTTTTGGTTTCAATCGTTTTGTCGTAAATGGTGGAGTATTGCAGATTTTTTGATGAAAACATTGCACGTTTCAAAGTCGGCTAGATCGGTTCTAATCTATAATATGAATGATAAAGACCAAAAAAAATGTGTACAATTCATAATCGACAAATACCTTTGTTGTGAAGAAAAGAAAAGGAAGATCACACGAATGACTTTGGCTAACTGGCTTGGTATACGAGAAAGGAATGTTCAATCCATGCTTAATCAAATTAAAAATGATCTACTTAAATTTGAGAAGGAAATTCATTGACATGCCAATCCCAAAATTGCCACCGTTCTATAATATGCAGTATACAGACAAAGATGGCAAAATGACCAATGCGAGTTATTTGTATAATGATGAATTGTGGAGGGATTTAAATTCACTGAATACTGTATTTAATCAGATTACAGTTACAGTCATTGACAACAATACGCAAAATATAACACTGAATGGACTTGTACCACCTTCGTTCACAACACCAGAAATAACAGCATTTGGTAGCAATAATACCATACCTAATGGTACAATATTCTATGATAAAACTGTAAAGAAATTAAAATTTAAATCGGATAATAATGTCATCGAGACTATTACGAGTGCGCCATAGGAGAAAAATATATGCCAAGTCCATTTGAATCTTTAGCACAGAATCCAGAAAAATATAAAGATATGTTTTCACAAGCAAAAGATTTGATGAAGTCAGTCTTTTTTCGAGATAATCAAAACGCTGCCATGCCGTATCTTGAAAAAGCAAGCAAATTGTTTGATCCATATATGCAACAAGGACAACAAGCATACGGACAATTAAATCCTATTTATTCTCAAATGGCCTCTGATCCAGCAGGTTATCTTGAATCCCTGATGGGTGGTTATCAGCAATCTTCTGCTTTTAAACAAAAACGTGATGCCGCATTACAAGCAGCCGCAAATACCGCGGCAGCAGGTGGTATGCGAGGAAGCATGCAAGATATACAAGGACAACAACATTTATCAAATGAATTGATGGGCGAAGATATGCAACAATGGTTAAGAAATGCCATGGGACTGCAAGGAAAAGGATTAGAAGGACTTAGCCATTTTTATGATACTGGCTTTCAAGGAGCAGAAGATTTAGGAAATGTGTATGGCTCACAAGGAACGCTTGCCTATCAACAACAACTTGAAAAAAGAAAACAACAACAAGCAAATGAACAATTTTTTAAGAAATTAGCGGGATCGTTAGCGGGAGCAGGACTTGGCGCAACGGCTGGACCATGGGGTGCATTGGCTGGTGGAAGTATTGGATCGTCATTCTTTGGTTAAGGATTTTAAATTATGCCATTTCAACCGATTAACTTTTTAAACGCACAAATACTTGAACCAACTAAGGTTTTCCCAGATGACTTAGGCCAAAAAATGGCTCAAGCATATAGTCTGTACAAAATGCCTGAGAAATTTGCACAGGAATCTGAGACAGCGAAGATCGCCAATGCCTTCAAGCAAATGGAAATTAAATCAAAAGAATCTCAAATGGAACGTATGAAGGAATTACTTCCAATTGAAAGTGGTTTAAAACAAGCACAAACTCAAGATTATTTGCAGAAAATTGAGACAAATAAAAGATTACAAAATTCTCCACTTGGATTTTTGCAACACATTGCGCCTGGTGATGCAGGTGTATTGCAGTCAATTTATGAGGCTGAACAGAGTACTGATCCTATTGCTAGGAATTTTGCTAAAGATTTACGTCGATCTTTTGAAACAAATATTGCAAATAAACAAAGCATACAAAATCAAAGAAAAATTTATGCCGATACCAGACAGTATGCCATTTCTCCCACTATGACCAAACTCAATACAGACCTTGATGACATTAATTCTGGTTTCATGCCTGGTACTGGAAAAAAACAACTAATCTCCGAAGATAAACAGAATGAATTGCGATCTCAATATGAAGCAAAACTTGAGAAAGAATCTGAACAGACACAAATAATCCAACGACGTAGATATGCTGCAAATATTGAAAAAACTATCAATTCAATCGATCCAAAGATTTTGACACAATATTCTGGTGCGAATGGATTGAAAAGATACTGGGAACAAGTTAAAGCACCTTTTGGACAGGAATCTTCCGAATATGATTCATGGTCTAATATGTTTAATAAGGCTCATATGTTTGCCACTCAAGTTAGACAGTTCTATGGAGAATCCATTCAACCCTCTATGAGGGAAAAGTTAGAAAAATTAACAGACCCGTCTGGTTGGATTAGTAATCCTGATTTGGCTTTATCAAACTACAATTCAATCGTTGATATTTTAAGAAAAGAAACATCCACTTATTTTCAAAGCCCTTCTCAAATAAAAAAAGAGGCACTTGGTGAATCTGGTTCCAATAAAAAGCCTAAAATTAAGTTGAAAGATTTTTTATGAGAGAAATAACGCGCGAAGTAGAGCTTCCAGACGGCAGAACAGAAGAATTTGATGTTCCAGAAGATTGGACAGACGAACAAATTGCAAAGGCTGCTATAAATTATTTTAATATTTCAAAGTCTGATCAACAGAAACAACCACAAGAAAAAAAACCACAAGGTTGGCAAGGTGTTTTCTCTGATGTTCTTAAAAGTATTGGTGGTATTCCTAAATTTGGAAAAGAAATTGCCACGGAAACGATCCCTGCACTCGCAGAAGGATCAGGTCAACTTTTAAATCCTCAAAGACTCGCTACAAACCTAGCAATTGCCACTAATAAAGGTATGCTAGGAATGTGGAATACTATTCCTGAGATGGCCGATTATTTGAATAAAAAGGGATTAGGATTGTCTCAAAAAGGCATTAATCCTGAGATGGCCAAAGGATTTGGAGAGACGCCTGACGAAACTCTTTTTGGTAACATTGCAAAATTAAAGGTTCCACTCGGTTTAACAGGACTTGAACAAGAAGCACTTTCTATGTCTCCAAAAAGCTACATTGGACGTGATGAAATTGGTGATCAAGCAATTCAAGGGCTTGGCAAAATTGGATCTTATGCCATGTTTCCCGAAAAAAGATTATTGGACTCTTTATTTAAAGGCGCACTCTTTAACATTGGTCAAGGCGCAGACCCGATTCATGGTGCGCTTGGATTTGGTGCGCCAAAGATTATTGGTAAAACCGTAGAAGTTGCTCCAAAAGTAGGAAAGGCTGCTTTACACCCTGTAAAAACTGCCGAAGATTTGTTAGCTAGTTACATTGCCAAGAAAGCAAAAAATGTACCAATTGAAGAAATTGAAGCCAATCAACGTGCCGCAGAAGGAACAAATACCCAACTTGGTAATATTGTAGTTAATCCTTCACTTGTTGATTTTTATCAAAATGTTTCAAGTCGAACGCCTTTCAGTCGTGGATATGAAGGCTTGCAAGAGGCTGGCAAACAAGTCGAGCAAAGATCTGGACAAGTTTTAGAATCAGTTGCCCCTCAAGGTGTAGAAGATTATGTGAGTGCTAATGACGCACTAAAATTCAGCATTCAATCTAAAGGCGATCCTTTTAAAACAGAAGGTACTGAAATTGTTGAATCGTTGAAGCCAAAAGAAATCAAAGATGGTGGCGATCTAGATGAAATTACCCATTCTTTATTGAAAGAAGCAAAATCTATTCAAAAAGATATTAAAAATGAGATTTATTCTGAACGAAACAAATTAGCTGAACAAGAAAATCTTTCATTGCGTGTTCCTTCATTCAGAAAAGAAGTAAAGAGAATATCTAAATCTATTAAAGATTCCGCATTATATAAATACGATCCACGTTTCAGAAGTCAAATGAATAAATTCATGACTTTTGGAGAAGGTTTAAAAGAAAAACGTGTTGGCACAGACGTCTTTCAAAAAGAAAAAACTCCCGTCGATACTGAAATCCCTATTCGTGATGAACGCACTATAGATGCAGAATCATACATAACAGATCATCCAGAATTAGAAGGAACTCGAAAATTAAGTGGTGTTCCTGAATCTTTTATGTTTCAACCAAATGGTATTGTGAGTTTTAAACCGAAACAATCGTTTCAATCTTCTGCACTTGAAAAACAAGGCACACGATTGCCAGAAGAAGGCTTTACCCCAACTGATGTGTTTACAAAAGAAGCAGAAAAACCTCCAATTTCTGAACCATTAGAAGCAGAAAAAGCAGGGGATCGCTATGAAAAAGGAAAAAGAGTTTATTCTTTTAAAGGTGCTACTCCAACACTTTCTGAGGCTCAAATTTTTGCAAGTGATCTGTATGAGAAATCCCAAAAAATAAAAAGATCTGTTAATCCTATCGATCAAATGGTTGCAAACAATCTTGAAAAAGTATCAAAGGCACTCAAAACTGATATTAATAGAAGTGTAAAAAAAGGTTCTCCCGAACTGCAAAAGTTACATGAAAGTGCAAATAAAAATTATAGAGAAAATTATGTTCCTTTCTTAGATAAAGAAATCAATAAAAAATTAATTCAAGAAAATCCTGAGAAAATTGTTAATGATATTATTAAACCTAGTAAATCTCTCGATCAGTATAAAAATATTAAAAAAATCCAAGACCTTTTACCAAAAGAAAAACAAAGCATTTTATCGTATAGATATTTTAGAAATGCTTTTGATAAAAATGGAGAACTCATACCGTCAGAATTAGCACGATTGGTTAATAATCTTGGAACAAGGCAATTTGAAAATCTTGTTCGTGATCCACAATTGAGGCAATCATTAATTAATTATGCTAAACAATATGAGGCTATGAAGAATGATCCTATCTATAAGATTGCCACTGATCCAAGTGAAAGTGCAGACGCATTAGCGAGAAAAATCATTAGCCCAAACAAAACAACTGACTCATCCTCAAAAGTTAGACGTGTTGTTAGTATGCTACCAGAAGATCAAAAAAATCTTGTTGGTTATGCTTATTTAAGAGGTTCTGTTGATAAGGATGGTATTGTTGATCCAAAAAAACTTGCTCAACTCATAGATAATATGGGCAAGAAACAATTTGAGGAAACATTTCCCGATCCAGAGGTTCGTAAATCTTTATTAGATTATTCAAAACTGAGGCAGATGAACAGTCACGCCCTTGATGTTATGTTTATGCCTAAAACGGGGCACAGTCTTGGAATGATGATGTTCATTGCGGCCTTAAAGACTAACCCAATTAAAACTGTTGCTACATTTTTAGGATCGAGAAAATTTAATCAACTCATGACAGAAGAAACTTTTAGAAATACAGTGATTGATAAAATCAAAAATCCAAAAATTAAATTAAGTACTCAAGAACAATACTATTTGAAAAGTGCCATTGGACAAGCTGTTTTGAGGGCTGGAACAGTTCCGAATAGATCAGACAAACAAAAATAATAAACCTTGTCAACACAATTTAATAATGTGTATTTTCAGCCTCTACAACGATTTAAAATAAACCGTTTAATATGTTCATATCAAAAAAGTGTTTAAATTCAACCACGAGGCTGTTTTGGGCTTTATTTTGGATTTGTTGGTGTTTTTAGGTATGGAGTGGCATGGATAGCCATAACTTTCTGATTTGGACATGTTTCTATGTGAAATGGAGCGACTGTAATAAATTCAGTTATGTTAGCATTAGTCTTGTATGGCAAATATATGTAAAATAAATTTCTATTTTTATCTTTCGCCACCCTGTAACCACCATCATCGACTTTAAAATACCAACAATTATTATTGTCGAAATTTGTTGACATACGATCACCTTCTTGCAGACCCATTTTTTTCGCGTACTCATCACCAATGTACAAAACAAGTTCAAAAAATTTTGATTTGTCTTTTGGTTTCTTGACTCGAAAATTTACTTGATTACTGAGTTTTTTTCCACGTAGAACACCATTGTAATATCTAATGCGACCGTTGAAAACCACGTTTGACAGATCAATCATATAAAAATCCCTCTTTAATAAAACTATTTGCGTTGAATATTAATTCTTTTTTATACGAGATTTATATAATTGTCACGCGGTTTTTTCAGTTAATGTTGCTTTTAAGGTATGAACTGACGTTCATGGCAAGGACTCTTTGATCTGAATCGGTTTCAACATGGAAAGGAGAGATTAAAACTGATCCATCCGTTGGGTTTCCTGAAAATGAGAAAGGAAATTGAACAGTAAACAATCCTCTCTTTTTTTCATATCTAGCTTTGTACCCAGAACTATCGACCTTCAAATACCAGTAATTGTGATCAAGGGATACGATTAGATTGTCACCATCTCGAAGGGATATTTTCTTGGCAATGTCACTACCAATATATAATTTAAGATCAAAACAATTTCCGCCACGCTTTGCATTTTTAAGTCTAAAATGGATTTCATTTCCCTTTTTCCGACCAAAACTTCCATGAAATTTTCGCTTACCTTGGAACACAATACTGGATATATCAATCATAATCACCTCATTCAAATAAATTTATTTATACATTTGTTTATATAATTGTCATGTGATTTTTTAAGATTAAGTTAAGGTTAACTGATATTGGTTGAGATTTTATGGATTATGAGTACATGATAATTTTTTTTTAGAATGAGTATGTCCGCATTTTTTGCAGAATATTGCATCTTGCATCTCCATCCCAACTGCTACTGTTTCTTTCAATTCTTGGATTTTTTTTAGTTCTAGTTTTAATTCTTCTTCTTTTTCTTGTAATGGTTCTATTTCATTATTGCTTACAACCTGAAATAATTTGTTTTTTGATTCAATAAAACGTCTAAAATAAAAATCAACAGCTTCTTGCACAGTATTGCCAGTATCAACACAGTATATATCATTCTTTTTATCTGGAAAACCAAAACAAAATCTGTAACCACGTCCATCATAAAAAATTGTATATTCGCAATTAGATGTATGATTTAATGCGAGTTCTGCTAACATATCAAACAAAGCTGTTCTATTTGTTTCTAACAACTGATCTACTGATCTTCTATTTATGTCTGATAATTCTAAGTAATCTTTTATTATCGGTAACATTTTTTCTCCATTTAAAATCTATGTTTGCAAGAAGGGCAAGTATGTTTCTTGCCACATTTTTTAATGTAATCTAGTACAGCATATTCGATACTACTACCTTCACCCATAAAATCTGAAAAAAATGAAGGTGAAGATGAATCCAAAAGTTGGCTTGTTGTTCCCAAATAAAATCGGTAATGATCACCGTATCCAAGCAATGTAAAATAACCATTTGAATATGCGCGAGCCATATCATGTATAGATTTTATTGTTTTAATCTCATCCAAAGTAGCAGAGTTATTTAAATCATATCTACATTTATTATAAAATTCTTCTAAATCCATTTTAATACCTCATAAAAAAATGATCATAATAAAAATTGAGAGTAATTGAAAGTAATTGAGAGTAATTGAAAGTAACTTGTCATGGGGGACATGGAAACCGTTTTCGTGTCCCCCATAAAAAAGACACACAGATCGCGATCTTGTGTGTCCTAAAAATTGTGTTATAATAAAAGTCTCCATGTGAAATCCTAAAAGGTTGGAAGACGCGCTTAGTCAGATAGGCGCGTTTTTTATTTTACATGTTTGTGTTACAATATAAATTGCCTAGAGTATAGTGGATATCCTCTGTACATACTCGCAGAGGATTGCAAGTGGAGTTTCGGCCTCCATTTTAAACCCATTGGGGGTTCTCGGTGGGTTTTTTATTTCTTGATTTAAATCAATTTTCATTCAATTCAATTTATTCAACATAATCTAGGTTATAGGAAGTGATATAAATCTGTTGACAAGTCTTAAAAGAAAAGTAATTGTAAAAGATTTATCAATAATCGCGTTTGTATTTTTCTTCGAGTGCTTTGCTGACTTGATTTATCTTTTCGAGAATCTCGGCGTTTTGGATCGAATTGTCGAGACCATCAGCCGTGCGCCAACCGCCTTGAGTTTTCAAGAAGAATATTTGAGCTGAAACATTACCTTTTACAACTGCTGAATGATACAACGCACCAGCCACTTTATATATAGCATGTATTTTGCCAGTCTCAAGCTCATGCTCATAGTGCCTTGTTAGCGTGTCTCTCCCGATTTTAAGATACTTAGAAATCTGATCTTGTGTGATACCAAAAGCCTTAAGGTCTCTAACGGTTTGCCTTATTTTGTCGTTTGGCTCGTGAACTTTTCCGCTTGTCATCCATGACATCCTTTTGTTTAATTTGTTCAATCTTAATTTTAGGAATGTCATCCATGACACCCTCTTTAATTTCAGATTTGTTTACAGTACAATTTGGACAATCTATCTTTCCCCACCCGCCGTTATCGACTAATGAGTAGCCAGAAAGAAATTTGTATACTTTCTTTCGATCAAGGCAAATATTGCATATTACAGCCATATTTCAGTCATGTCCAAGCTACGATCCTCAAAGAATTTATATGACATATAATAGTCGCCATTCTCCCCTACTGACACGCCCCAACTGTTCCTTATTTTTAACAATTGTTGATCATCATCATAGCCAACAATTAAAACTTCATGTCCTGCGTCATAGCGTTTGCAGACATCAATATCGCCTTGTTTGCAAGCCCAGAGGCCACCTTTGTATGCTTTGCCATCAACTGTTAGATCGAAGCCACGGATCGCGACTGACTGCGAGCTATCAATCACAAAGCCAAACAAAACGCGGTGTCCTCTATTAATTGCCGCGCGCACGTCCCCAACCGTAGGATCAACTGAATATAAAATTTGCACATCTTTAACCTTTACAGACTTATCCTTGTCTGCAAGCGCAGTGTATTTTGTTGGAGCCATTTTATAGAGTGAAGATGGATATTGGTGCGGGCATTTTGCGTGAGCAACCACGCCGTATTTTTTTATTGGATCAACTATTTGCGACGGATAGTATGCACCGTTCCAGTAGTCCTGCCCTAGATACTTATCAAGCTCGAGTGAGCATTGCTGGCTCACAAAGTCAGACTTTGCTATTAAAGCATCAAGCGCCGCTGTTGACGCAAATGTTACACAAGTACCTTTTGATCCTTGATCAAGTACAGGAACACTTTGCATACCAAGGTCTCTAGTAAAAGAGTGTATGCCGTTTGAGTAATCATCTTCTAAAAACTCGAATTTATGCTTTATTTCAATATTTTGAGCATTTGGAAATTTTATCAATGATATCTTTTTATCGTCAGTTAATTTTACTAATGTTGACGAACTTGCATCATAATTACATGATGCAAAAAACATTGAAAATCCAAGAAATATAAGTATTTTAAGCATTAGTTGAATCCTCAAAACTTGCCGATTGTTGATATGTGACACCGCTTTCTAACAATTCTTTTCTTAACTCTGTTGACTCAATTTGCAAGCCGTAGATCGCTTCGATCATTGCGTCATGATCGACTTTGTCTTTGTAAGCATGAGTGCCTAAAAGTATTCCAAAAATTGCGATAAATATTTTGTAGATCAGATCAAGCCAATACCTTGATTTGTTTGACATTTTTTTTAACCTCAATTGACATAAAATTATATTTTCTCTTTGATTATTATACATAAGTCTGTAATTAAATGCAAAATTTGGGATAAAAATAAGGTCTTTTGAGGATGGGATTTATGAAATGCAAATATTTTTTAAAATTATTTTTAAATATTTTTCATTAAATAAAAGTTATCTATATTTATCATACATAACTATTTTTTTAAAATAAATAAAAATATATATTGACAATAGTAAAACTGTTGTATAAGTTAGTGATGTGATTGATAGTCAGTCACAAACAAACACAAGCTCAAAAATGGGCGAGAAAGGAAACGAAAAAGATGTTTTACGCAATACACAGCTCGATCGCAGTTACACAGTATGCTTATACAACTGATCCAGAAATTTTAGAGATGTACTTGGATTACAAAAATTCCAATGATTTTCATCCTTATTCTTTTTATGCCCAAAAAATTGATCAGTCAGATCTTCCACGTTACGCGCTAGAGGAACTTGTATTTACAGACGATACAACAATCCAAGAAATGAAAAATTTTATTGAAACTGGCTATTGGAATTAATTTTAACAAATAAAGGACACAAAACAAATGAACGATACTTATACGAAGACATATTTTTTAGAAGCAATATCTCGCATAGAAAAACTTAATGTAAAAATCGAAAAACTTAACGAAAAAATAAAAACTGATAGTTATAAATCTTGGAGTGAACTAAAAAAATCGAATTTGTACAAAAATATTTTTAATATGACTTCCGATAAACTTTCAATTTTATTGATATTTTTAAAAAAGTTTCATTTTCGTTTTAAAAATTGGGAAATCAACGGATTTGATGTAATCTTCGATTCATACAATGAAGACAAATATGTCACAATTTCAAGTTTCAGAGATTTGCATACTGAAAAAAGTGTAGACATATGTTTTTTTGTGAATTTTGAAAATTTTAACGGTGTTGATAGTTGTGATGTAGTTTCAAAAGTTATTACTTTTGACGCATTAGTTAAAGTATTAGTTAGAAATAAAAAACGTGATAACGTTGACAATATCTTATTGTACGCAAAAGACATATTAGAAAATCAATTAAATTAATAAAGGACACGAAAAAAATGAACGCGCAAGTTTACGTTAGCACATACAAAAAATATAACAATGGTATCCTAAAGGGTGCATGGATCAATCTAAAAAATCATACAAAAGAATCTTTCATGGGTGCATGTTTCGACTTACACAAAGACGAACGCGATCCAGAACTTATGTTCCAAGATTATGAAGGGTTTCCAGCACGTTTTTACTCCGAATGCGGTATAAACGAGACCGTTTTTGATGAGTATCTATCTTTAACTGAGACAGAAAAACACGTGGTTGATGTGTATTTGAACGAAAATCCTTTCAATGAAACATCATGCGAAACGATTTTAGAGAATTATCTCGGAACTTTTGAGAATAGGCTTGAATGGGCTTATCAACACGTCGAGGAAACAATTTTTGATAGTTCAACACCAGAAATTTTCAAGAATTATTTTGACTATGAGAGTTTTACGCGTGATTGCGAATTAAATGGAGATGTGAACTTTATTAGGAACGAAGGATATTTTTTTGTATTTAACAATAATTTTTGAGATTTTTATTGACAACAGAAAATCTATTGTATAACTTAACGTGTGATCAATTTTTGGTCACACTAACTTGAAAGGAAAAATTTATGACTACTAACACATATGTTGAAACTATTTTATCTGCATTTAATTCAGAGATTTACAAAGAATTTTCAGATTTTAAATTTTGCCGTGATTTTTTACAAGATCGAGGAAAAAAAATCAGAGACGAAGAAAGATATATAATAGAAATGAAAGCTTACAGAAAAAAAATTACGTTATTAGAACTAATCAAACAAAAAATAGAATTTTATATCACGTTGCCAAATTTTTTATGCAATCGATTGTTTTTTTCAGCAGGTATTACAGACTATATTTTTAAAGGGTTAGATGTAGACAAAAATAATAATGTTTTTTTAAACTTGAGCTTTTACGATTGCGACGAAAAAGGAGAAATTGAAAGAATTTTCAGAATTGAGGAAATTTGCGTCATGATTTTTAGACAGCATTTTGAATTTTCAGACAGTTTTGAAAACTGGCAAAATTTTGAAGAACTTTTTAAAAACTCTGATTTTGTTATGTAAATAAAAACTCTGATTTTGTTATGTAAAAAAATATTTTTAAAGGACTATCATATGAGACAAGAGACAAAGGATTGGTTAAAATTGATCCCTGCTGGAGAGTATACACTTGGCGAGATGTCCAAAATCGTTGGTAAAGATAAACCTAATATTTACCGACGCATGAAACAGCTTAACGTCAATAAAAAGCCCGCTGAGATCAGAAAATTTAATTTTGTAGAGGTTATTTATATTTGGAAAGGACTAGATCACTATGATCACAAAACAACAGCTAGATGAACGAAAAGGATATCTCGGCGGATCAGACATGCCGATCATCATGGGTCTATCAAAATTTATGACACCATACCAGCTTTATCTCCAAAAACTTGGACTTTTGGAACAGTCTCAAGAGGAAAATGAGTATCAATACTGGGGTAATATTATGGAACCCATAATTAGATCAGAATTTGAGCGCAGGAATAGTGTGTCAGTTTACGAAACATGCAAAACACATGTTCACCCTCTTTTTGAATTTGTGCAGGGACATTTTGATGGAGAAATTGATGATTACAAGTCAATTTTTGAAGCAAAAACCTGTTCGGCGTTTGCGTCGCAAGAATGGGGAGAGGAAGACACGGCACAAGTACCGATCCAGTACATTATACAAGTCGCAACGTATTGCTCAATAAAAAACTGGCCGTCTGCTCACATAGCAGTACTGATCGGTGGCAACACTTACAAGCAATACAAATACACTCGCGATCTTGATCTTGAATCAAGAATTTTAGATAGTGCTTGCTCGTTTTGGGATGCTGTTGAGAGCAAAGAATCTGACAACATTAAGCTAATTAATATCGACGATCTTAAACTAAGATACACGAAACATATACAAGGAAAATCTGCACAAGTCAATGAAATAATACTTGAAAAATTGTCTAAAATGAATGATGTAAAAAGTAAACTAAAGGAATTAAAAGAGATCGAAGAACAATCAAAGTTCGAGATCATGGAGTACATGAAAGATTGTGAATCGATCATTGATGAGTCGGAAAAAGTGCTTTGCACATGGAAAACAAATAAATCGGGAAATAGAACTTTTTTACTAAAATAAGGATAAAAAAATGAACACATATATAGAAAAATTTCTTGAAGATCTGAATAATTATTCAAAAGCCCTCCAAGAACTAAACGAAAAATTTTCAAAATATATGGAAATCGAAAGCGACCGTTTAAAAAAATTAGAAGAAAAAAAAGAGGGGGCTGAAAATGTTTAAAAAAGCTGAAAAAAAATCCATCAAGATAAAAATCGCGGTCACTGGCGCGTCTGGATCGGGAAAAACTTTTTCATCACTCTCGCTTGCGTCTGGTCTCGGAAAAAAGATCGCAGTAATCGACACTGAGAATGGATCAGCTTCTCTTTACGCAGATCAATTTGAGTTTGACGTACTTGAGTTAAAGCCACCGTTTGAGACAGAAAAGTACATTAGTGCGATTAAATCAGCAGAAGATGCTGGATATGACGTTTTAGTCATTGATTCCTTGTCACACGCATGGGCTGGCGAAGGAGGATTGCTTGAACAAAAAGAAAAACTCGACGGAAGGGGTGGCAATTCCTATACAAATTGGGCATCTATCACGAAAAAACACGAAATACTAAAGTCAGCATTTTTGCAGTCAAACATACACATAATCATCACGATGCGATCCAAGCAAGATTATGTGATGGAAGCTAATGATCGGGGCAAGATGACGCCTAAAAAAGTAGGTCTTGCGCCCATACAACGCGAAGGGCTCGAATACGAATTTACAACAGTTTTTGACGTTGCAATGACTCATGAAGCTATGGTCTCAAAAGACAGAACTGGCCTTTTTGTCGACAAGATTTTTAAGATCACTCCACAAACAGGTGAACAAATTAAGGATTGGCTATCGACACTGATCGTGGACGAAGAAAAATTGCCAATTTCAGAGGAACATTTAAATGAACTCGACGAGATCATAAAATCAAAGCCAGAGAATGCTGATCGACTAAAAGGCGCGTTGGAATATTTTAAGGTCAGCTCACTAGACAAGCTCAATTTCTCGCAGTATAAAGTTTTCAAACAAAACTTACAGCGTGAGAAAAAGACGGCTTGATCGAAAAAAAATCGAACATTTTTAATGAAGATAGCGAAGGTAATCTTGTACTGGATTGGGATAATTTAACTGATCCAGAAAAGGATGAGCCAAAACTTTCTAAAGATTGGGAAGAATTTTTTGATCGTTTGCGAAAAGACGGAATTTTAAAAGATGGAAAATAGTTTTTTGATCAAATGTACTGAATTGCTCGATGGCCGTTTGGCTATAAGAGTAGGACATGAAAAAGTATTATCAATTAATGCTCAAACAGCGATCAATGATTTTATCAATTCCTGCTTTGTCGGAAAAAAAATCGAGCCAGTGATTGATCAGATCAAAGAATCGCAAACGATCACGACGTGTAAAGTTATGTACTACAGCAAGAATGACAAGCTAGCTGAGGAACTTTTAGGGATACCAAAACCTTTTTTGGTTTATTTAATCACATGTAGAAATGAGGCAATAAAATGTCAGGTGTAAATAAAGTTATTTTAATAGGTAGATTAGGCGACGATCCCGACTTTCGTACGACTGCTACTGGTCAGAGTGTTTCTAAACTTTCACTTGCGACAAGTGATAAGTATGAGAAAAATGGCAAGATGGAAGAAAAAACAGAATGGCATCGTGTGATTTTATGGGGTAAGCAGGCTGAGCTTGCTAGCCAGTATTTGAAAAAAGGATCGCAAGTGTATATTGAAGGCAAGCTGACGACTCGATCATGGGAAGACAAGGAAAATAAAAAGCAGTACATCACGGAAGTCGTTGGGAATCATATGACTTTCCTTGGTGGTGGTCAAAAGAAGGAGGAAGAAAATGGGCATATGTTTGCACAGAAAAAACAGGACTACAAAACTGCCACGCCTTTTGATGACGATTCAGACATACCTTTTTAATCATTTTGTCACAAAATAAGTAATCATTAATCCATACAATCCAAAAATTAATCCTAAAGTCCAATATTTAAAAGTATCAATTTTATTATTTAAAGAGTTAATACTATTATCAAGTCTATCAATTGATTTAAACAAATGAGACTGATTGTTTTCAAGAATTTTTGTTTTAAATTCTTGTTCGGTATAAATTTTTTCTTCTGACATAAAATATTTCCATTTAAAATAAAACCCGATCAGGAAAGGATACTGATCGGGAAACTTTACACTGAGGAGGTGTATAAAAATTATATTATAAAAAAATAAAACCCACAAGTGATAAATGAACAAAACTTGCGGGTGTAACATGGCTTCTGGACACGTTGTAAGTGTTATAGCAGAGATATTTTAATAATCAACAAGTTTTTAATCTTTGCAAAAATAACACCACGCGATCAGTGCATGACAAAAGATCGCGCAATGCCACAATTAAAACACGTTCATTATCCACTAAGTTAATATAATGAACATGCAAGAATCACACATTAAAATTTAAAAACCATGCTGTCAAGGACAATGTTATTCATTTTCATACTTCACAAACATCATGCAAGCGTCACAAAAATAAATAACATTACCTTCATCATCTTTCAATCTATATTTCATCCTGTATTTTTCTATATCACTTTGTTGAACATATTCAATTGCATTATGGGGAAAATCTTCAAGTTCGTCAGAAAAAAGGCAACAAAGTTCAATTTCACACGTTGGACATTCTTTAAAATTCATAAAATCCTCTTAATTTTTTAAAGGAATCCTATCATTTTTTTTCAGTTCTTCCTCTTTTTTAACAAATTCAAGGTAGTCTTCAAAGGTAGGTGGCAATCTGTTTTTCTTTTCTTTGATGACTGCCTTTTCTTCCATGTCCTTGATCAGAATATTAAGCCTGTGCAAAATCTCACCGCGTTCCTTTAGACGGAGGTATTCCCGAACGGTCGGATCCCATAACGGATCGTCTACAATTTTATTCATATTTAATTACTTTAAAATAAGCCCGTGGTTGAATTATTTTAACACGTCTCATGACTTTGTACCAAAATGTTATTATGATTCAACCTCGAGGCTGTTTGTTGCCTTGTTTTGGATTCTGTACCTATTTTCATTTAGTGATCCTGTATTTTCCTCTTAAAGACTGCCTTTTGCATTTAATTGGCTACTGAAACTTGTTCATTCATAGGAGTATCTCCTGTGGCCATTAATTGTTTGTACTTGTCAAAGTTTGTTTCTTTCAACCTTTCTAAGTCTTTTTTAAGATATGTCTCTCCATTAATCTCAATATAAGCCAATTTTTCTACTGATTTTTTATAGTAGTCATTAGAAAATACCTCGGATTTTGATTCTTTTGACTGTGATTGAACTTTTTTAGCTTGATCTAAGTAATCGTTCAAAACTGATTCTATCTTCGTTTTAGAGGCTATATTTGCATAATTTATGTTTAATCGTTTTTGTCTCATATACGAATCGAGGAGGAATAAATCTTCGCCAGTCATTTTTATATGATCCAACAATTCGTTTCTAACGAAACTCACTTTCTGATCATTATGGACAATGTGAGGCTTGAGGGTTTCAACTAGTGTTGCAGTGTCCATGAACTCTTTGGAGACTGCCTTTTGGATTTTGTCTTCAACTGTTTTCTGTGTGTGTGTGTTTTCCTCGCGCGCACGCGCGCTAGATCTATATGGATCACACACATTATTATTATTATTATTATTAATACAGTTATTAGGTTCCAATTTGGCACCGTTCTGTTCCAATTTGGCACCGTTCTGTTCCAATTTGGGACTGTATTCATATTCAAACGGTGCCAATTTGGCACTGTTCTCTAAAATTCCTTGTTCCATTTTGGGACTGTTAAATAATTCCCTCATATCATCGGATAAAGTTAAACATTCAGTCCAAAAACCCTTGGATTTTTCTTTGACAGTTACAAATCCACTGCTAATAATTTTAACTTTTGTACGTAAAAAAGTATTTTTAGAGACACCCATCATTGTGTAAAATTGTTCGTTTGATAAATAACATCCGTTATTTGTGTCCTTAAAATGAAAAACAATACTGACAAAAAGAATTTCGGTAGGATTTAATTTATATTTAAATATCGTTGGTGGTATTGAAAAAAACTTAATTTTATCAAGAAAATCTAATTTATTTTTTTTAGTTGACTTGTCTTTAGGATTTTTTGTATAACTCATTTTGAGTCCTTTCGTGGTAGTTTGGGTTCATATAAAAGAAAAAGATCAGTTCAAAAGACTGATCTTTTTTTTTCTATATATTATATTTTTGTAATTCTTCTTTAAACCATGGTCTCCCTTTCATTCTTTTATAAAAATGACTGTTACTTGATTTTTCTTTCAAAAGAAAATGAATCCAATCAGGTTCAATATATTCCCAATCTTTATCTGAAATTGGATAAGATACTCCGATAGGGTTATATTCGTGAAAGAATCGAACAGAATTATAATCAAATGGTGCATTGCATATACATCCACATTCACACTCTGGTTTCCATTCGTCTGATTCTTTTTTATTTTTTAAAAACTCGGGATCTTCCGTAATTAATCGCATGTAAAAATCTTCATCAAGATTTTCTAATCTTGATTCATAAAATAACCACATCACTATTTGAACACGTTTTGAGGATTCCGCATATTTTGACATAAAACTCCTTATTTTTTTCATTGACTTGAGTTTTATGTAGTGTATGATTACACATAATATCTCCAAGCCAACGGAATATTAACTGCTAAAGGTCAGTCCACCAAAGACTGGCCTTTTTTTGTGTACAAACATTTCATACACAAGTCAATCACGGCTATTTCTTCAACTTCTTTAAAGTCTCAAGTGATTTTTGGCAATATTCTGATTCAAGCCGTTTCAAACGCATTCTTTCGTGCCTCAATTCCTTTTCATCATCTTTTAAATATTCTTTTGATTCTTCAATATCTTTTGCCAGTTTATATAACTCTGTTAATTCTTTAAACATGGTTCGATGTCCTTTCATTTTGCCTTGAAAATTCTTGTACAGAATATGAAAAATATTCAGATTCCTTGTGCTTCAATAAGTTCTTTCGTGTCTTTAAATCTTCCCTTAACAAGTCTATTTCTTCACGTTCAGACTTGATCTCTTTTGCTAACGTCAAAAGTTGTTCACGATTATCAGTCATATCTTCTTGATTCCTTCCATTATTAAATTTTTAAAACGATTAGTCTGAGAAAAAAATATCTCACAAATTGAATTTTGGCAAACATTAAACAATAAATTGACGCACAAGTACTGTTAACATGCGATTAAATGTCGTATAAATTATGTAAACAATACGACGAGATTTAAACAATGCTAAAGTACGAAGCCGATCTGGTTGCCGATCTGTGGAAAGAATTTAACGAAGCCTTTGTTGCGTCTGAAAATATTTTACTTCAAGAAAAACTGAGCCAAGTAAATCAAGTCTATTTTAAAATGCGCCGAGAACATTGCCGTGATCTACGCGACAAAATGCAATCTGTCCTTGCTCAACTAAAAAAAGAGAAGTTCGACAAAAGATTGTTAAGAACAATCTATCCATTAACAGAAGAACACATACAAAAATGCGTCGACTTTCTCATATCCCACAAAGATATGTTAGTCAAAAAAAGAGAGGAAAAGGAACGATTGGAAGCTGAGAAAGCACTCTTGAAAGAAGAACAAAAAGTATGACTGAAATCATCATACACGAAGATAATCGCGCCGAACTTGCTGCAAAATTCAAGGGTTCCTTGTTTGAGTTCACAAAGTTTTTTTACAAGATACTAACTAATAGGGATTACCTTGTCAGCCATCCAGTTGGCCGTGAATCGCACCAAGTAATCGTCTGTCGTGCCTTGACTCGCGCAGTAAATTTACAAATACAATCTCAAAGATTAATGTTGAATCTAAGCCCTGGTAGCGGAAAAAGTACCTTTGCATCATTTTGTACTGCATGGGCACTCGCAAAATATCCTGACAGTCGTTTTTTGTACGTCTCTTACAGTAAAGATTTGTCTCGAAAACATACAGAAATCATTCGCAGAATAATTCAGTTACCTGAATACCGATACCTTTTTGGTGTTGAAATCAGACACGATGCACGTGGAAAAGAACTATTCCAAACCACACATGGCGGGATGGTGGCGGCTATTGGTAGCGCAGGTACGGTTACAGGGCTAGACGCTGGATTGCCAGGGGTTGATCGTTTCAGTGGAATTTTATGGATAGATGATCCCATTAAGCCAGACGAAGCCGCGAGCGAAGTTATACGCGAGGGAGTTATAACTAATTACCGCGAGACTCTACAACAGCGCGTCAGAAGTGAACAAGTTCCGATTGTGTTTATCGGTCAACGAGTACATGAAAGCGATCTATGTGATTATCTTTTGAAAGGTAATGATGGATATGAATGGGAACGGATCATTATCAAAAGTATCGACGATGCTGGAAATGTTATGTATCCAGAAGTCAATTCGCTTGAAATGTTGCTGAACAAGCAGAAATTTGACCCATACGTTTTCTACTCGCAATACCAGCAAGACCCTGTGAGCGCAGGGGGTAGTCTGTATCAAAAAGACTGGTTTGTCTTGTTAGAAGAAGACCCAAAAATTCTTATGACATTCATCACTGCCGATACCGCAGAAACGTCAAAATCGTGGAATGACGCAACAGCATTTGCATTTTGGGGAATATATGAGATCGAAGAAAATGATCGCAAGACAGGACTATTAGGGCTTCATTCTTTGGATTGCGTTGAGTTACGTGTAGAACCAAAAGATTTGGAAAGTTCCTTTATAGACTTTTACTCATCTTGCTCAACCCACGAAAAACCACCCATGATTGCCGCTATCGAAAAGAAATCAACTGGCGTCACACTTGTGAGTGTGTTGCAGAAATTCCGTGGTATGCAGATAAGGGAAATTGAGCGCACAAGGGCAAGCGGTTCAAAGGCTCAACGATTCCTTGAAATCCAGCCATACATTGCCTCCAAGCGTGTATCATTCACGCGAGGTGCACGTCATTACCAAATGTGCATTGATCACATGACTAAGATCAACCCTGCAATGACGCACCGTTTTGATGATATCGCGGATTGTTTCGCAGACGGAATAAAACTAGCACTCATGGAAAATACATTCAAAGATATGTACATAAACAAACCACAAGAAGCAAGAAAAAATATCATGATGGGATTAAATCAAACTGTTAAAAATAGAATGAATCTAGGTATGGCTAGGAATAAGAGGGACTAGTCTTGTTCTGTTAGTTTAACATTGCAAGCATCTTTTAAAAATTCTTTTTTATTATCATCCACATTATTTAATTCTTCAGAAGGATATGCAGACAAAGGATTTTCTTTTAGAAATTTAAGAAATTCTGCCGCGCTAGGTAATGAATTTTTGTTTTTTTCGTCAGTCATTTAAACTCCACTCCATAATATTTCTATTTTTCCACTCATGACATATATATTTCTGCTCTTTTTTGATTTGAAACACACATCAATTCATCATATTTTTGTCGTATAGTAACAATAGTAGTATATAAAGTAACAGCCTCTGATAATACAGTAGAACTATTTTCTAAGGATTGTACCATTTGTTCATAAGATTTTTTTTCATAATCGTATAAAAATGTATAAAATTTTTCATTAAAATCTTCTAATACATCAACAAGTTTTTTATTTAATTCATTCATAAATTTTTTTCCTTCCAAGGTTCTAATCCACTAATATATTTTGCAATACCTGTACATATACCACGTCTACGCCAATCACATAAAAACACTTTTTCTTCCCAAGGGCAAGAATCATCATTCTTAACATCAATTGATTCTGGATCAGGTTCGTAATTATGAGAAGGACAATGTTTGCATGGCTTTAAATAACATTTTTTTCGTGCTTCTTCATATATTTTTACGTTTATGAGTGGTTTTTTACGAATAGGCACGACGTAACCAGCCATTCAAGAACTTTTCCTGACTCGGGTTTTTTGCTGCTAAAACACGGTAATATGCGGCGCGTTCGCAATCGAATGCCACAACGATTGAATATTCATACTCCGACCCTAAAATATCTATAAGATTAAATTCAGTTTGTTTACCTAAAAATCCATCTTCTCTGATACGTATATATCCATATCCTCTAATAGCATTAAAAGCACGCTGAAGTAATAAAATAGTATTTTTTCTTCCAATATTTACAAGACAATCAAAAATCTTTTTTTTAAATTTTTTATATAAACAAATATTGGTAGTACCTTCAAAACAATCAAATATATCCTG